CTAATTTAATTCATTCGGTCAGTCAGAACTTAAGTAATGAAAAACGAATATCACTAGCTTATAATTTTAAACTTTATAAATAAACATGGAAATTTTTTTTAAAGAAAAACAAAATTTTTTAACTAAGGAAAACAACCAGTTTATTAAAGACACAGTTTTGAGTAAAAATTTTCCGTTCTTTTTTCAAGAAGGCACTACAGTACTTCCAGGCACAATTGACGATAGACCTAAAGATGTTGTTTTTTGTCATGTTGTGTTAAAAAGACTAGAAGAATCTAAAGATCTTAAAGATGCTATAAATACCGATGATACAACTTATTTTAATACATTGGATATTTTAAATAATTTTTGTAAAAAGATAGGAGAAAAACCAAATTTTTATACAAGGATTGCTTACAATATTACGATACCCAATAAAAATAAAACCTGTGGTGTCCATGTAGATCATGACTATTATCACAAACAGATTATTATTTATTTAAATGAATCAAGTGGCAATACTTTTATTGTAGATAAAAACAAAAAAGTAATAAAAGAAGTATTTCATAAAGTGGGTAAAGGTGTATGCTTTGAAAACTTACAACACTATCAAGAGTATCCTAAATTTGGAGCAAGAATTGCGTTAGTAGCTACTTTTATTTAATCTTGAAATTCAGCATAATCTGATATAATAGCTAATAAACAGGATTTTATATGTTACAAAAACTAGGATTTGTCCCCGGATATAATAAACAAGTTACTGAATTAGGCGCTGAAGGACAGTGGTTTGATGGTAACAATGTTAGGTTTAGATATGGTTCACCAGAAAAACTGGGCGGTTGGGATCAATTAGGTCAAGATAAATTGACAGGAGCAGGAAGAGCTTTACATCATTGGGATAACAATGCAGGTATTAAGTATGCAGCAATAGGTACAAATAGAATGTTGTATGCGTATTCTGGAGGTCAATTTTATGATATTACTCCTATAAGAGTAAGTATAGCAAACGTTACTTTTTCAAGTGCAAGCGGCACTCCAACAGTCACAGTTACATTTTTAACGTCCCATGGTATGCAAGAAGATGATATTATATTATTTGACGGTGTAAGTGGAGTTACTGCAATAGGGTCTACTTTTAATGACGCTTCTTTTGAAGATAAAAAATTTATGGCAACTTCAGTGCCAACATCTACATCAATTACAATTACAATGCCAAGCAACGAAACAGGAACTCAATTAAATAATTCAGGAGACGCTACAGGCAAACCTTTTTATCATGTTGGTCCATCTCAACAATTAGGTGGATTCGGTTGGGGTACAGCAAACTTTGGTGGAACTGCCTCAGGTATTGCAACTACAACTTTAGCAACTGCTTTAACAGATACAGTTACAACTAATATTGTTCTTGCAAACTCAACAGCGTTTCCAGATTCTGGAGAAATTAGAATTGGTACAGAAGATATTAGTTATACAAACAATGACGAGGCAACAGGGACCTTAAGTGGAGGGGCCCGAGGTGTTAATGGTACTACAAAAGCTACACATAGTGGAGGAGCAACTGTAAGTAATATTTCAGCTTTCGTTGCATGGGGTGAATCTTCTACAGACGATGTAACACTTAATCCTGGTTTATGGGTATTAGATAATTTTGGTACAAAATTAATTGCACTTATTTATAATGGAGAATGTTTTGAGTGGGATGCACAACCAACAAATGCTACTTCAATTAGAGCAACACTTATTGCAAATGCTCCTACTGCATCTAGACATGTATTAGTATCTACACCAGATAGACACTTAGTATTTTTTGGAACAGAAGCAACAGTAGGAAATAAAGCGACACAAGACGATATGTTTATTCGTTTCTCTGACCAAGAAAATATTGATGGGTCTACAGCTTATACAGTTACTGCAGAAAACACAGCAGGTACACAAAGACTTGCTGCAGGTTCTAAAATTATGGGAGCTATAAAAGGTAGAGATGCTATTTACGTATGGACTGACACTTCATTATTTTTAATGAGATTTGTAGGTGCGCCTTTTACTTTCTCTTTTGAACAAGCTGGAACTAACTGCGGATTGATTGGTAAAAATGCATGTGTTGAAGTTGATGGTGTTGCTTATTGGATGTCAGAGAATGGTTTCTTTACTTACGATGGTCAATTAAAATCTATGCCATGTCTTGTTGAAGACCATGTTTATGATAATTTAAATAGCACGGCTAGAGATTTAATTAATTGTGGTTTAAATAATTTGTTTACAGAGGTTAATTGGTTTTATTGTAGCAATGGTTCTAATCAAATAGATCGTGCGGTTACATTTAATTATTTAGAATCAACTACTAAAAGACCTGTATGGACTGTAAATTCAATAACAACAGAAACTAATTCATCTGGTGCAAATGTAAAAATAGGTTTACCTAGAGCATCATGGGCAGATTCAGCTGTATTTAATAAACCTCATGCAAACTATTATGATCCTGATAGTAATGCTTCTTATGATGTAATTGGTAACACTGACGGATGTACAATATATTATGAACACGAAACAGGAACAGACCAAATTGATGCTGGAGGTGTGGTTACACCATTGAAAGGAACAATTACTTCTGGTGAATTTGATATTACACAAAAAAGATCTTCGACAGGTCAATCAATTGGTATGCCAGACATTAGGGGTGATGGTGAGTTTATTGCAAAAATTAGTAGAATTATACCAGATTTTTTAGAACAAGTAGGAAATACAAGAGTATCACTAGTTACCACAGATTACCCGACTAACACTCCGGTAGTAAGACCTTTTGATATGACAACAACTCAAACAAAACAAGACGTTAGGATAAGAGCTAGGGCAATTGCTTTCCAAGTTTCTAATACAGCTGCCGCACAAAACTGGAAGCTAGGTACATTTAGGTTAGATATAATGCCTGATGGAAGGAGAGGGTAATGGTAGCGTTTTACAATCCAGGTGATCAAAAAATATATGAAGATTTTCAATATGTTCCTCAAGAAAAATATAGAACAGGGTTTACAGCACCGACAACATCAATAGAAGAAGAAGTAACAGAAACATCTGGTATACCAGCAACCAATGCTTTTACAAAAAGTGGGGGCGGTTATTATGCTGGTCCTTATAGTGATTTAATACAAGATTATAATACAACTACAAAAGATAGATATTTTCGTAATCAAGATACTCCATTAGTTGATGGTTTATATCAAACTAAAGTTGGTCAAACTTTTATGGGTATGCCAAGTTATAGACAACAAGAACTAACTGGTGCAGATTTAGGAGAATATATTGGAACTAATACTGACGTTCCTTTAGAGCAAACTATGGCTGGTAGAATACAAAGTGGTTTAGGAAATTTTAAAAATAAAGCTAGTAATTTTATGGGTAATATAAAAGGTTTTGGTCCTCTTAGTTTTGCACTTAACGCCATGGACCAATTTAGTTCATTACCAGCAACTGATCAACAATTTATAAATATGAATATGGGCTACACTGGTCCAACAGTATTTGGTGAAAACAATTCAGGGTTATCAAAAGATCCATTTGGAATAAACACTAGATCTGCATTTGGTAATTATGCAGACTATGTAAAAGATTATGAAACAGATTATACTGAAGAAGAACTTGAAAAATTTTCTAATTTAAAACAAAAAAAAATAGGGTTTTACAAACAAAAACAAAAAGAATTAATAGAGATAGAAAAAGCAGCACAAGAAGAAAAAGATAGAGTCGCGGGTGTTCAAAAAGATTTAGACACAGGTAGTTATGTTGACAGAGATACTAGTGGCATGACTGCAAGTGATAGAGCAGTTGGCGGTGGAGCAGGAGTTGCAGGTCTAGGTCCTTCAGCGGAAGATAGAGGAAGTAGAAGTGCACAAGGATATTCACAACACGCTAAAGGTGGTAGAGTAGGTTATTTTTACGGAGGACTAGCAAGTATTTTATAATGGCAAAAATTGTACAATCATTAACTAGAGCAAGTAAAGAATACGAGGAAAGAACTTTCCAATCGTTAGTAAGAGATCTTGACGGTGTTATTAATAAATTAAATACTTCTTTTCAAGAAGAGCTTAAACAGGAGATAGAAGCGAGAGCTTTCTTTTTAGAATAATGGCAGTAGTAAACCAATACAAATTTAAA